ACTCATATGTTCTCCTGTGTTTAGATCTATTATACGATCTGATTGCTGAAGTTGCAACCAAAGAAAAAGGGTGTTGCTTTTAAACAACACCCTCCAAAGTACCGCCCCGGGAGCGAATCGGCTTGGTTCTTTGAAACCTGTCTTAGACAGTGATGCCAGCTTGCATAGCTCTGTATGCCAATGCGACCATCTTACGGCTAGCTTCACCATGGCGGTACTCAGTTACCTGAACGCCATTACCAGCTGTGCGGCTGTTAGCATAGATAGCATAACCACGCTGACGGATGTCAGAGATAGTTGCTGTTGGGTTCTTGATACCAAAACGCTTGCTGATCTGAGCAGGAGTTAGGGTTTCACGATCTAGTACCAAAGCCTTGAACAGTTTGCCCTGCTTAGTCTTAAGATCAAAGTTGCGGATTGATTTAGTTTTCAACATATTTGCCTTTCCTTTAATTTAAATTAAAGCTGATTTATCCCTCAGCGTCCATTTAGTTTACGTTAATAAATCTTTATTGTCAAGAAATAGTTTGCCAATTTAATCTTTCTTGGAAATCTTGACATTTGGACTCAGAGCAGCCATGATCACAGCAGCGGCCAACCACGTGGAGAATGTATAATCAATCACATGGACGGATCCAAACAGTGTGTTCCAAGACCAAATAAAGGCCAACGGTCCAATAGCGATCAACAGCACGATCACGCCCACGACCAAGATCAACTTAATAATATTACTCATCATCTGCCTCCTGTGCTGCTGCAAGAGCAGCGATTTCTCGTTCGATCGCACGTTCTTTCTTTCGACCGGCGACCGCGGTGCCTTTTTGGTAGACCCTGTAGTAGTGATCGTGGCAATAGCTCTTGCCCTCGATCACCTTTGCTCCACAGTACTTAATAGGACTGTGTTTGAGCGGGTCCTGATCTGGCCCGATATATTGGCACTCACGGATTGGAATATCTACCATATTAGATCCTCTTCATAACAGTTACTTCAGCCATGCTCTTCCAGTTGATAGGAAAGCTCTTGCGTAGATCAGCGATCTTGAGTACAGTACGCAGACTGAGCTCACGCATCTTAGCACGATTCTCAGTGATGTAATCGATGATCTCGTCCTTGACTACATCTTCGAACTCGTAGGTATCCAACATGCCATCTTGGGTGATCTGTTTGATGCGCAAGACCTTTTCGCGATCTGTGTCCATCTGGAGATCGATGTAATGGCATCGTGATTCCAAGGCACTCAGGTGATCCTGCAGTTTCTTAGAACGAACATTCTCGAACTTGATGTTAGTGATAAAGATGGCACCTGCTTTAAACTCAAAGCGATCTGGCACACCTTCATTACGCAGTACTCGTGAATCAGTATTCCACGAAATGGTACGCTTCTTGGAACTGTCCAAAGCAGCCTTCAAGATGTTCAAGCTTAGGTCGTCTAGGAGCACTGAGTCACAGTCGTCAAACACGATGACATTGCCCTTCTCGCTGTACTGATAGAGCTTGCTGTATAGACCAATGGCACTCATAGCACCTTTGACGATCTCGTACTTGGGCTTGCGCTGACCCAATGTGTTGAACAGATCGTCTTTGCTGAGTACCTCTTCTACGCCAAACGATTTGCCCACGCCTGGGGGTCCAGTAACGATCATAGCTCGCACGGTACCTTCTTTAACAGCTTTGGTCATGTCCGTGAGAACCTGAAAACGATTGCGCAGACGCTCAACGATCTCTTCATCGGACTCGTGTGCTACAGCGGCATCGCTGACTTTGATCTGTTCCAAACTTTTATCACCTGCTGGAGTCGCTGGCACTTCGCCAGAAACGATAATGTAACTTTCGATACCCGAACAGCGTATACGGATTGAACGATCTGGGATACCGGCGTTCTTGGGCTGTACTGAGCCCCCTGCTACGGTCACGTAGCCTCCATGGGCACCTTCTTTGAAGCCTTCTACTAGTTCAAAACGGTTACCTGCCATAGACACATCCTGTCCACGGATCTTGTAGGTACCCTCTCGAATCTCTATAATTGCTGGCATGCTAAGTTCGCTCCTTAGTGTTTAAAAATCATATTATACTGCCTCTGGGCTCGTTTGTCAAGCCCAGAAACCCTATAACACGTAGGGTTATGCATCCTCTGCTGCTGCTAGCTCGCTAAGAGCCTGCTCCAGTGATTGATAGGCTTCCGAATACTTGCTGACATACCAACGATCGTCCGAACGGAAGATATACTCATATTCTTCGTATTGGTGGTTATCCACGTAGTCTTGGAAGTTCTTGAAAACTTTAAAGTCAGTGCCGTCTTCACCGCGATCACGTCCGTAGGCCACGCACCAGTTCTCACGTTGATCTCCCTCGTTGTAGCGAGCGTCGAAATCGTGTGCTTCACCGATATTTTCACGTAGGCTGCTGATGTCACCTAAGAGCATGAGTGCCAGGACTTTGGCTCGATCTGTATAATGCTCTACGAGGATCTTGCCGTTGTGATCTAGATAGCCATCCCAATGGCAGTAGATCTGCATGACTCGACCATCTGGCTGTTCCATTGCAATAGTGCTTCGAGTTGCCATGTTCGCTCCTAGTTGTTTAAAGTGTGTGTATTATAACAGGGCCCTAGGGCCCTGTCAACCAAACGATCAAATACCCTGGAAGCGGGTAAGGACTTCTTGTGCAGTAGCGTCCAGCATCAGGCTGTCCATAGCCGTCTGCTTTTCACGTGCGATGGTCTTGCGATATGCTTCCATCTCCGCTTGCTTGGCTTCCATAGCAGGCCATACTACATCGGATGGATTGAGATAAGGACCAGTGTAGTCTACTTTGTCCTCTTTAAGGGTGATCTCGCCAGAGCGGATGCCCTCAAACACCATGCCCCAGGTAGGCTGTTGTGGACGGCCGCTAGGGCCATACAGTTCCTGTGCTTTGTTTTGGATCTTTTCTGCAGCGATCTCGTTAAGACGGCTGATGAAGTACTCGCGTTGTGCTTGTTCCATGTTTCGCTCCTAAGTTGTTTAAAGGAAGTGCTAGTATAAGCTCAAACCGTCAGGCTGTCAACCCCATATTTCGCAGCCCAGCTATCTAAGAAGTCTTTGCCCACATCCAAGCTGACATAGTTGTCGCCCTGCATGCCCTGCTCACTGTAATCTACGTCTGAGCCATCAAAGCCGATCTCTGTTAGCTTCTCTCGCAGCATAGTGAGGAACAGGCTGTCTGTATAGATCAAGCCGTGTTTGCTAACGTTCCAAGTGCCTGTGTCAAAGTACACACGCAGCTCGCCAAAGTCACCCTCGTCGTTGACATAGCCCAGCCGCAGGTCTGTGACTTCTACTTTTTTAGCCACTCGACTCCAGTAGCCGTCTCCAGCAGTGTTGAAAATAACGTTTGTCATCAGTCGCTCCTTAGTTACTAAGCCTCTATTATATGCTCAAAATCAAAGCCCGTCAACCTCTACATGCTCCAGTAGGTCTCTGAGCTAGGATCGCAGCTGAGTGGAGTGTTAACGGTCTGCTCAAACTCAGCACCCGTCATCAAGTTGCGTTTAGTCACACGCTTTTCAATGAACATGTGAAAGTAGGCACTGTCCGCCATGGCCCATTTAAACAGTGGGTCATCATCGTGCGCATTGCTGCCCGGCACGTAGATGTTGGTCCGAGTGTACTGTTTATGGGCTCGGGTGATGGCTGCCTGTGCAGCAGCCCGGGTTTTGTAGCCCTTGACTATGACTGTAGTGTCTCGATCGTATACGTACCACATGATTCGCTCCTTGTTAACGTTACAGCAGCAATTGTACAGTCAAACACAGACCCTGTCAATCACCACGCACATCAGTGTTCAAGCTTGGGCGCAATTCACGACGCAGTTCAACTTCACGCCGGTGTGCAGCAGCTTTGCCACGTATGATCTCGTGAACTACGATCTCGATGTCATCTTTGCTGTCGAGCTCACGCAGGGCACGGCACAGTGCCCAATCTTTCAATTCAGTCTTGGCACGATACCAGTGTTTGGCTGCTCGGGCACGTACACTCTTCAACACTGTAGTTTCAGTCTTGGCTGTAACACCGATGTAGTTGCCCTGCGGTACACGCAGCTCGTACACGATATGATTACGGTCAGATCTCTTTGCTCGCATGTTTCGCTCCTTGACTATGCATATAGTATAGCACCATCAGCCCAAATTGTCAACCAAAAAGATCCATCCCACAGAGCTATCACGTGCTGCGCACGCCTTGATCGTGATCCCTCACGGTAATTCTCGCATGCTGCTGATGATCAATTCGTGACCCACAGCAAGAGCACAGCGATCACAGCCAGCAAGACCAGCACAGCAGCAGCACGTTCCATGGGCCACAGGTCTGCGAACCAACGTTTGACGTCGTCTAAGGGGTCTAAGGGGTTAGGCTGTCTCATCTCTGCTGCTCCTGCTGCTGTTCATGGTAGGACCGACCGGAATCGAACCGGTATGCATCGCTGCGAGGGATTTTAAGTCCCTTGTGTCTACCTATTTCACCACGGTCCCGTATATGTTTGCTCGTGTGCTGCACACTGCACCAGTCTGGCCAGCCCGGAGGGATTCGAACCCCCGACCCACAGCTTAGAAGGCTGTTGCTCTATCCAACTGAGCTACGGGCTGATATGTTTGGTGGGCCCCCCGAGAGTCGAACTCGGCACCAACGGATTATGAGTCCGCTGCTCTAACCAACATGAGCTAGAGGCCCGTGATCTGTATATTACTTGACGTCGTCCTCTCTGTCAACTGTCTGTTCGTGAACCTTGATCATGCGATACAAAGGCTCCATACGTTCTTGGAATACTTCGGGCGCAGCATGGGCAGCACGTTGCATGTCCCAGTCTGAGGGATAGTGACGCAGCATAGATCTCGCTGTTTCACGTATAAGTTTGGGCACCCGAGGAGTGTGTTCTCTATTGCAGAGATCCAGCAAGAATCGCCTAGTTTGGATCACTGCACGGTATCGTTCGTCTGGAAGTGTCATTGAATCTCTGCTTGATGCTAGCAGTCGTTTTTTGAACATACGCATATTATACACATATACGCAAGGGCTGTCAACCACAGTACAGCAGCGGGGCCTATAGTTGATCCGCGATGTAACGAGGAACTCTGTAGTTCCATTTTTCCATGAGCCCATATAGCTGTGCAGATATGCCCTTGTGTGCTAACTGCAAGAACTGACGGGCTACACCTAGACTGCCAGTGCGTACCATTATATGGCCGTATCGATCATAGACTGTATACTGGGGCAAGTGATCCCTATAGTGTACTGTACAGCAGGGATAGTGTTTACTCAGAGTCTTTGTCATATTACCTGCAGCGGGGCCACCGTTGGGGATGGGTTTTTACGGTCTAGGACGCTGGTTCCAGGGTCTAGAATGGTGTCGAACGGTTCACTAGAGCTGGGTCTACTGCGGAAATCACTGTAGAGATTTTTTGCCAGGCTGGTGGTATGAGAGGCTATGCTAAAATACCACACTTTTTCACACTTTTCTGCACTTTTCCACACTCTGTTGCACTCCCTAACCCCTCTGTAGACCTCTATAC